AGCAATGTTTCATAATTGCCAGCAATCGTACCCGCTGCAACGTCTGCTTTAATCTTGTTCATCAAATCAGTTCCCAAAAATGGAAGTATCCATTTATCCTGCGCTAAATAAACCGATGGATAGATAATATTAGGGTCAACACTACCGTTAACAGTGGTGTATTTCTTGACGTAGTTTTCTGATATTAAAAGTACCTCTGCCATAGTTGTGATTATTGATTACCGTAAACTGGATTTGTTGGAAGAAAGCCGTTGTATGGCATATCCTCAGGAAGTTTAGCGACTAATGAATTGTTGCGGACCTTATAGCCCATGCGTTCAGCCATTGAAACAGCTATGCGATTTGCATCTGGATCATTAGGATTAATCTTTGCGCCCTTTGCGTCTACATAAACACGCTTTTCCCAAAAGTGTTTGCAGTTGCCGCCACCTTTGTAGAACCAAATGTCGTAAGTATCTGTACCATTCGGCCCCCATCCGGGATTAACCGCTACATTTTCCATAGACACAATATCTTCTTTGCGGTATAGTTTGCCTGCCTCCAGCATCTTCTTACAGAATGGCCGCATATTATCATGCCTAAAGTCACCTGCGTAAACGTAACGAGTAATAAAGTATTTGCCATCAATAATGGCATCTTGCTCACTCTTTGCCGCTGGTCTTGCCGCCCCTGTGCGCACTGCGAACTCGTGTTGAATTTCTTCATCTGCATTGTATGCATCAATCAGCAACCAATCCTCGGACGCATCTTCACCCAGTGCGATTAGCGCGTCGCCTACTGTGCTGTCATCTTTTTTTTTTTCGTCACTCATGATGACCTCTTGCGGTTGCAATGAACCTGCGATAACATCGGCAAAGATTGCATCGATAGTTGCAGCGGGCAGCGTTGGGAATGCAGCTTGCACGATTGCCTTAGCACTGCTAACAGGAACTGCACCTGCACTGCTTTGCATTACAATGTCAATGAGTGAAGATATTTGCGCACCATTCAAAGCCGTAGCAGCGACATCAGTTGTCGAGCCTGTTGCGTTCGCATCGGTAACAACCGAAGTCTGCTCTGCTACTAGTGGAGTATTTGGCACAATCTCAAAAGACACACCCGGCATTTGATTGCTCAAAAGTTCTGTAATACTATCGTTGATTTTGGCCTGATATGGTTCAATCACTTGCTTGTTGAATATCTCAAGCCCTACCGCCATCTCATCTTTGTTGCTGCCGAATCCGGTGTTTTCCCGAATACCGAAAAGCAGTGGAGTAGTAACACGATGCGCTGTGATAATCTTTTGCTGCGCTGTGTCATTCATTAAGGCATACTGCTTATCTGCATCATTGACAGGGAATGGTGTGATTTCGGTTTTAGGTTGGTCACGTTCGTTAAAGAACATAACCACTTTACCAGCATTACGCGCACCACTCATCTTGTTTTCCCAGTCCAACATCATTTGCTGCTTCTGCTCAGGTGTTGCCTGCCCATTGTAGAAGTTTATTATGGTTGAAGGAAAAAGACCATTACTGATTTGGTTGATATGAAAGATTGAAATCTGCTTATCTAACTCAATGTAGTTAATCGCACTCCAATAATCAGGGCGTGGATAACTATCACTACCTGTAAAGGTGAAGCACCAATAGATTTGGCGTGGCTCCTCGTTACGTGTTAGGTAGTTATACTTAGGAATGAACTCAGGCGTGTTCTTTTTCTTGCGAGTATTGCTCCAATCGTAGCTATGATAAATACCGATTTCGTTGTCATCATCCTGATTAACTGCAATACGGCATTCTTCAAATGGAATAGCATTCAACTTACTAATCACTGTGCGGTCGTTGCTCCAAATTACTTCAATGTAAAAACCACCAAACAACTTTAGATCGTGAGCGCATGCGTATGTTAGTGCATCAATGTCCAGTGCATCAAGTTCCGCTTGGTATTGCTCAGATTGAATTCCTTTCCCGGCTATCATATCACCGATGGCAACAACCAAACTACCATGCACGGGTGATTCGTGCGACAAATCACGCAAGTATTGGGGAAAGTCGTTATCTGCACCGTAGTTTACCCACCCTTTGCGGTCTACTCTTTCAGCATCTGACTTAGCTACGTATTCGCTTAGCTTCAGCGATACTATATTTGATTCGTTATGGTTCATAGATGATGTCATTTGGTATAGTTACAGGTGGTACATCAAACCATGTGGTGTTGTCAGTTAAGACTACATAACCACGTTCTACAATGCCAACAACAGCGGCATTATTTGGGTCTATATTACTTGATGAATTTTGTCCGTACACTTCATAGCGATACCTGCCCGCTAATGTAAGGCCAACTGTTGTAACTGACAGCTGTGTAATGCGCACATTTTCATTCACAATCGTTGCAACCTGTGCAAGTTCCTGTCCCGTTGTGCTATTTTCTTCGTGAATTAGCACGAATAAGTAGTGAGTATATGGCGTGGCATAGTACTGCCGTGCCTCATCTAGTGATAGATATATAAATTGATTATCGTTGTTGACTTGTAGATATATCATATCGTCTATATTAAAAGGGGGTAGCTATTACACCACCCCCTTCTTAATCAATGAAAAACACAAAAACAATCAGCAAGCGCGATTAGTAAGCTGGGCTTACTGTAATTCCTGCGAAGTTGTCAAATGGTTCAGTAGTGAATGGCTCAAGGTGTACAGCAGGTGTAAGGTTTTCTGCGGTAGTAGTTACCTGATAACCCATCAAATCACCTTTTGCAGCACCTGACTGAACAGTACCAGCAGTAAGCTGTGAACCTTCAGTTGTACCAACCAATAAGATTTGATCATCATTCGTGCGTACAAATACAATCATTTTTGCTTTTGCTACGTTCAAGAACTCGTTGCGCATTTCTTGATTCAACTTACCGAAAGTCCATCCCACTTCTTGTGAAAAGAAAAGTGTCCCTGTTTCAAGATTCTTGTTGACAGTTTCAACGTAAGAACCTGAATTACGGAATGGCACATAACGGTAGATGGTTGCAGTTGGTAAACCGTTTACTTCACCTGTTACTGCATCATATGTTACAGCAGACATAAAATCCGCACCACTCGCAAGAGTGTAGTTAGCAATCAGAACCTCTTTGACACCTCCGATACCTTCAAGGCATCCGAGTGTAAATCCTGTGGTTAATTCACAAGCCATGTTTATATAGTTTTAAAAGGGGGCTGTTACACCCCCTTGATTATTAATTATGCTCCCCAGTAGGTGATGTCTTCACCAACTGCAATCTGTGCGCCCAAGTAGAAACGTGCGCCGTAACGGACATTCTGCGAACCATCAAGAGGCTGCATATCCAAGATGAACACCTCGTTCATTTGGTTTTCCTGCCATGTTCCAAGCATCAAGTTTGATGGCTGTGCGAAGATGATATTGTTAGCAGTCATACCCGGACATACGTAGATTTCGTACATACCTACAAAACGCTTAGATACCTCAGGACCACCTGTCAAATACCAGCCATTGCCATCAGCAATTTGCGCTTGCATGTAAGCTTCCCACGCAGCCTGACCCATGTAAAGTGCAGGCTTTTCAGCAGCACCTTTAACGGCAGCAGGAGCAGTGTTGATTACATCCCAAATGTTAGCAATGATGTTGGTAGAGTCCAATGCACCTGAACCGGCAGATACAGCACCTGAACCAACTGCCTTAATCAAAGTTTCAAAACCATCGTACTGACCAGCAGTTGCATTAACTCCTGACCACATAATAGTTTCGTTAGCGGCAGCAATACCACCAACCAAGCGACCAATAATAGCATCTTGGATTTGAGTATTTACACGACCGCTCATTACGTCAGCAGTAGACCAATCTGTGAAGAAATCCTTCTTACAGATTTGGCGTTGAACTTGGAATTCTTCCAAAGTCAAAATGCGCTCAGTCAAAGTGATTGTGCCTGTTGGCGTGAAATCACAAGTGCCGGCGGCAAATGTTACAGTGTCATCAATTTTACGTACTACTGATTTGTAAGGTACGTTAGGCTTCATTGTCACGTACTGTGCGGACACATTTGACAACAGTGCCTTTGCTACGATTTCACCAGCTAATTCACCTGCATAGGTGGTGGTGAGTGAAGTTGTTGTTGGCATTTTTAAATAGAATTATGAGGTGAATTATTTACTTTGTTTTGCGCGAATGTTGTCCATGAAGTCAGCAAATGAGTTACCATTTGAAGCAACAACTGTATTCGACTTTTTGAATTCTTGTGACTTAACGCTAGGAACGGCAGGGGCTTTCTTTACTGACGCGAGTTCAGTCTTTGCAGCTTGTGCCTCATTCTTTGCAGTCTCAACCGCCGCAGCGAGTTCAGTCTTTTCAGTTTCAAGCGCAGCGATACGCTCAGATAACTGACCGATTACAGCAACGAGATCTTCGCTGCTCATTTCAGTTGACTGTTCTTCTTTTTCAATTTCGGAAATGATGCCATCCTGTGCTACGTAAACTTTTGTTACGCCATCTTCAAGGATGTACTCACCCG